ATCTAGATCATAAAAACTAACATATTAAGACATTTATTAATTTAGTCATTTGTAAAACATACCTTTTAATCCCGGTAAATATAAACAATGTTGTGGCCATTTACCTGTTATTTGTCGCGTATGAAGCGATGATGGCAATGATCTATTTTTAATTATTTGCAGTCTAGCAGCATAAATTTTTTTCCATTTTCGCTGAATAATTTTTATCCAAATCGTTTTAATAATTACAATTTGTTCGTTTGTAGGCAATTCAAAACATTCCGCAATTTCTGGTTTAATATAATTGGTCCTACTAATTATATTATGGTAATTTCTTATTGTTTTGTGAGGTATTCTAGTTGCTTCATTTGAAGCTATTACTGCTGCATATTCGTTTACATATAATTCCATCATATCATATATATGGGTTAGTTCATCTTCATCATCAGAATCTCTCATATTTTCATGATTTCTATTGTATTCGTCCAATTCATCTAATGCGATACCACTAGATCCATCAAATTTACAAATTAACATATAATGTCCTTCAATTATAGGACAACTACTTCTTGTTTTGCCATGAATTGGAGTATAATGTAGTTCACATAATACTAAATTAAATCTTTTCGCTGATTGAATAAATAAAGACATTCTTAATAATTAGCAAGTATTAATAACTATTTAATTCAATTTTTTTTAAATATAATATATATAATGAACTTTGCAAGTGAAACTTCCAAACTATTAACTAACAAATATGTTTTATATTTTGTTGTATTTTTAGCAGCAACCAATGTATTTGGATATCTTGTTTCCAACAAAGTTAATGCTGTAATCTTTTTTGCATTGGTTGCCTTTTTGGTATCTAACTTTAGTAAAAACATGATTGTTATTTTGTTAGTTGCTATTGTTGCAACCAATCTATTAATGGCAAACAAAACAATGCGCGAAGGGCTTGAAAATGCAACGCTAACAGATGAACAAAAGGCAAAGGCAGAAGAGAAAAAGGCATCTATGCAAGAAACAGTTGATACCGATAAATTATCTAGTGTTGATCATCAATTAGGGGACAGTCTAAGTAAATTAAAAAATTCTGAAAGTTCAGAACAAGCTAAAGCTGCAATGAAGGAACAAGCGCAAACCAAAAAGACAACTGTTATGGAAGAAGGTGAAACTGTTGATTTTGAAGATATGGAGCACAAACCTATCATAGATCCAAATAACAGAGAAACGAAAAGAACTACTGAACCTGAGACTTTTACAGCTCATAAGGCTAGAAAATCTGGATTTCATAATCCAAAAGGTAGTTCATCTTTAAGTAATGCAGCTCCAGTTAATGATGGAACACGTATTGATTATGCAACTACTTTAGAAGATGCATATACTAATTTAGAAGGTATATTAGGCAGTGATGGTATAAGTAAACTAACAAATGATACACAGAGATTGATGACACAGCAACAAAAATTATTTGATACAATGAATACTATGGTTCCTATGATTGAAACTGCAAAAAATATGATGGATTCGCTAGATATGAATAAATTAGGAGGAATAGCTGACATGGCAAAAAGCATAAAATAAATAATATAATAATATATTAATGAAGAAGTGTCCTCCTGGTGTTATTTGTATTGAAAATTTTACCATATTTATTTTTATAATTTTGTTAGTTGGTATTGCTTATTTCTTTTTTAAAAATCAAAATCAAAATCAAGGTCAAAATCCAAATCTTAAACAAAATATAAACATTTATGATAGTGAGCGAACAGGATCTAGTCCTAGTTTCGGTTTCGGTTTCTTACCCAGTTATCCTTATAATAATTTGCCTGTCAATGATGTCTTATTGAACCCATATGCAGCTCCCCTAAGAGATGAGCGTTATTTTGTTCCTGAATTAATGGTTGCTCCTAGAAATGCTGTGCCAATAAATATATCTACAACTGCAGTAGATACAACTTATAGACAGCTCGGCATTTTGACACCCCTTAATGGATCAAGTAAAGACAATATTTTGCCTTTGATGGGACGACCACTTTTCACCAGACGCAGCTTATGGCAATATTATACAATATCCAATCAGCATAATAATGTAAAACTTCCTGTTTCTGTTAAAGGCAAATCAGGGTTAAATGATAATGGAGTAGATGAAATATATTCAGGGGATACTGTCTATGTAGAAGGATATAATGAGCCATTTAAAGTTACCAAATATGAAAATGATACGATTAAATATTTGCCATTTATATAATAATTAGTCTTTAAAAACTTATATTTTTAACTGTATTGTGTCTTAAGTTAAATTGTCTATTGTGATTTTTTATGGAATTGGTGTGCAATAGTTTTTTCTTTCCATTCTTTATCGGTTTAAATTTTTTTCTTGTTTGGTTATTTGCATTTATAGACTTATATAAACGAGCTTTAGTCATATTCATATTCATATTATTCTTTATATCGTTCTTTATATCTTTCATTATATCTTAATAAATGTTCGGTAAAGCATTTTTTTAAAATAACGCATTTCATTTCATTTTATTTTAAATATATATTATAAATGAGTTGTCCAAATGCTACTGCACCTATAGATATTGGCAAAGATAATATTGCTGGTAAATGCGACCTTAAATGTGAATTTAGTTTCCACTACAATAATAGTTCATGTATTGCAACTAACAGGGGCGAGTATATTTCATTAGCATATGATCAATCATCTTCGCCTCCAGTGACATATAATTCATCTTCATATGATGTAAAAGAAGTAAGAATATATTCTCCATCACTTCATTCTTTTAATGGAACTAAAGCGGACGGAGAATTTATTATTATTCACAATACATCATCTGGTGCAAAACCACTTTTGGTATGCATTCCTATAAAATCTAGCAATACTAGCGAAGAGAGTACTAAGAATTTAACAACTATTATTCAAACTGTTTTATCAAATGCACCCGCTGAAGATGAAAAAACAACTGTTTCAATTTCTAGATTTAATTTGAATGCATTTGTGCCTAGAAAACCTTTTTTTTCCTATACTGCTTCTGAGCCATATCAGCCTTGTTCTGACAGTATAGTTGAATATATTGTGTATCCTTCTGATGCTGCGATTGGTCTAGCAAGTATGGTATTTAGAGCTTTACAAAAGGTAATATCTGCAAATTCATATGATATTAAACCCAGTCCTGGTTTGTTTTTCAATCCTAAAGGACCTACTAGTGGTGCAGGTTCTGGTGAAATTTATATTGATTGTCAGCCAGTTGGTGAATCAGATGAAGAAAAAATAATTGTCACTGATAGTGGATCAGCTTCAGGAACTATGACTATGGAGGATTTGATGCAAAACAAGATTTTTCAAATGTTTCTTGGTTGTTTTGTTTTTTTAGTAATAATTTATGTTATTAAATTGGCTGTAGGATCAATAAATCCGAATAAAAATGCAGCAGGAACAGTAATGGGAAAGGTGATTGGAATTGTAAGTAAACCAGCTTAGAGAAACCCAAATAATATATTATTTTGAAACCTATTTAAAGAAACCCAAATAATATATTATTTTGAAACCTATTTAAAGAAACTCACCTTTTACTATTTTTTCGCGTTCTACCATATTTGCAATATTGTTTTTGAGAAAAACCCTTAGGACGACGACAATTTATACTTCTCTTATATTTTATACTCCATTTTCTTCCACCCTTCTTCTTGCTTCTTACCATTATACTAACAAAATATTTAATTTTTAACATTATAGCTAAAAATTAATTACATTAATTTATAACGCATTTAAATCAACGATGCATCATGTGTATCATCCAACATTGGTCTATAAGGAGCCTTCACATAATTCGCATTGAACTTTTGTGACGCCATTTGCTTCACAACCTCTTGCTCCAATGTATAAGGAAACTGGTGAATCGGTGTAAATGGACTCCACTTCTTTTCCTCTGTAGGATAAAATTTCTCCAATGCAGCCATACCAGTCTTCTCCGACGAGGATTTTATTAACTGGTACGCAACCATTATACCTAAAACACCTAAAATTGGATTAGAATATCCAAAAAGTAAAAGGGCAATAAGGGCAACCACTATCTTTCCTGCTGGACTATCAATTATATTTGCAACAGGATCTGGCATCTTTAATCCCATTACTAAATAAATAATAAATAAAATCACCAACATTAATTGCGACATGTTTCTTTTCTCAAGCAAATTGTCAATATATTGCATCTTATATATTATATATTATATATTTTTTAAATATAAGGAAAATATTCTATGTAGAACTGATATAAATAGTTCGCTCTAAATATTATAGATGAGATCTTTAAATAATAAAACTAAAGAAGTAGTAGAAGAAATGCCTAAAAATCTAAATACCTATCTCGGTCAAAAAGGCTACACTATTCTTAAATCTGAACTAACAATTAAACAACAAACATACATTAAAGAGCAATTAACTGTAAAACCATATGTTCCCGGTTCTCCAGTTCAACTAGAAAAATCATTTCCCGCTTATCGTGAATCCGACAAGAAGCTCTATATTCCTCGCTACTATGGTGACGAAGTCTTTGGATCAGCCAAAGAATACAAGCTAACAGAAGGAAATGATATTGATCTGCAATTTAATGGATCATTACGCGATTATCAAGTGCCTGTTATTAACAAATATTTGGAACATGTACAGGGCGGTGGAGGTGGTCTACTTGAGCTTTTTTGCGGCTGGGGTAAGAGTGATGCCACACTTTATGTTATTGGGCAACTGAAAAAAAAAGCAATCATTATTGTGCATAAAGAATTCTTAATGAACCAATGGATTGAACGCATAAACAAATATTATCCTACTGCTAAAATTGGCAAAATTCAAGGACAAATTATTGATATTGAAGGCAAAGATATTGTTTTATGTATGTTACAGTCCTTATCTATGAAAGACTATCCGTCATCTTTATTTGACAGTTTTGGACTAACAATTATTGATGAAGTGCATCATATTTCTAGTGAAGTCTTTTCTAATGCATTATTCAAACTAGTAACAAAATATACACTTGGACTATCTGCTACTATGAACCGATCCGATGGAACTACTAAAGTATTTAAAATGTTTTTAGGACCAGTTGTTTACAAGCAAGAGCGCAGTAAAGATGAAAAAGTTATTGTTAGAGGCATTACATTTCAAACCAATGATGAAGAATATAATGAATTGCTACTTGATTTTCGTGGGAAACCAGCTAGCAGCAAAATGTTGAGTAAAATATGCGATTATAACCGACGCACTGAGTTCATATTGTCTGTTTTAAAAGATATGCTTGCTGAAAATCCAAAACAACAAATCATGGTTATTGCTTCTTACAGAAACATATTGCAATATATTTTTGATGCAATTACTCACAGAAATATGGCTACAGTTGGATTCTATGTAGGTGGAATGAAAGAGGCGGCTTTAAAATCTACCGAGTCTAAGCAAGTTGTGTTAGCGACCTTCGCCATGGCATCAGAAGGTTTAGACATTAAATCATTATCTACGCTTTTTATGGTAACGCCTATGACCAAAATAGAGCAATCAGTTGGAAGAATTTTAAGACAAAAACACGATTTTAATCCCGTTGTTGTTGATATTATTGATATGCATGCTAATTTTCAAAGACAATGGCTTAAACGCAAGAGCTTTTATAAGTCACAGAACTATAAAATAATACAAACAACTAGCTCTGCTTATAATCCTGATACTACAAAATGGAAAGTTACATATGAACCAACAGATCAAACACCCAAAAAAATTGTTAGTAAATCTACAGATAAGATATCAGACGACTCCGATCTTTCAGAAGAAGAAGATGAAGATGAAGAAGAAACTAACAAAAATGTCGGAAAATGCCTTCTAAAATTCAAGAAATAAAACTCCGGCGAGGATCGTTGGCGCCAAGTTTACAACCAAGTTTATCTCAAAATATGCTCTTAATTAGAATTTCTGTGACATTACCATATTGCATGTGAGATTTTATTAGTATTTTTAGTGTCTGTTTTTCAATAATAAAATAAAATCCAGATTCTACTTTTGGTTTTCGATTTTGGACATTTATTTTTGTCCATTTTCAAAAACCCAAAAGGAGATTTGAAAATGACCCTAAAAAAACGAGGTCTAAGCATAATGCTTTGTTTTTCAAAAAATGTTGGAAAAAAATGTGAGCATACTTTTTTCACTTTTTGAGGAAAATTTTTAGGCGCTTTTTTCTGTAGTAATATTATACTAACAATGGCTAACAAAAACTCGCAAGTGGTTTTTCATTGTAAATTTTGTAACTATAATACATCACGAAAAAATGACTATAACAAACATATTTTAACACCAAAACACAAAATGGCTAACGATATCGCAAAAATATCCAGCTATTATTCACAAAACTCGCAAAACTCGCAACAGCATAAATGCTCACACTGCGACAAATCATATAAACATAAATCTAGCTTGTGTAAACATGTGAAACAGTGTTTAAATCAAAAACTTTACTCTCAAAATCAGCAACAACAATCAATAATAGATACAAGCTTTGTTATTGAGCTTCTTAAACAAAATCAAGAACTACAAAAATCACTAATAGAACTGTCTAAAGAAAAAACAATAACTAACAATAATAGCATAAATAACAGTAACAATAATAACAAAACATTTAATATTCAAGTTTATTTAAATGAAGATTGTAAAGATGCATTAAATCTCAGTGAATTTGTTAATTCTCTTCAATTACAATTGCATGATTTAGAAGAAACTGGGAGATTAGGATATGTTGATGGAGTATCTCAAATAATCACCACAAAGCTGAATGATCTAGATGCAACCATGAGACCCATTCAATGTTCAGATGTCAAAAGAGAAACACTGTATATCAAAGAGGAAAATAAGTGGTTCAAAGAAGATGATAAAAAAAACAAAATTAAACATGCAATAAAACAAATCACTAGAAAAAACATTCAACAAATTCCTAATTGGATTAATGCAAATCCTGGATGCACAGATCCTCAGTCAAAAAATAATGATACATATTTGCAAATTGTTTTTAATGCAATGTCAGGCGATTCTACAGAAGAACAATCCGCCAATATAAATAAAATAGTTTCAAAGATTTCAAAAGAAGTCGCCATAGAAAAGTAATAATTTCTTAAAATATGCTCTTAATTAGAATTTCTGTGGTCTTACCATATATCATGTTTGTTTTTGTTGGTATTTTTAGTGTCTGTTTTTCAATAATAAATAAAATTCCAATTCTACTTTTGGTTTTTCATTTTGGACATTTATAAATGTCCAAAATCGAATCCGCCCCGGAGCTTTGAAAAACGATCCAAAAAAAATGAGGTCTGAGCATAATGCTGTAAATTTCCAAAAATGTTGAAAAAAATTGTGAGCATATATTTTTTCACTTTTTTTGGTGGCCCAAGGTTTTTAAGAGGCGGAAGATAATTTTAGGGTAATACATCCACAAATTTTAGGCAAAAAATCCTATAAACAAATGTTAATATAATATTATTTTTATTTATTAGCATAAATGTATTGCAAAATATTACAAAAAAAACGACAAAAACTCTAAAATATCTTATAACTACAAATTATCCGGCGGAAGATAACAAAAATTATAAGATATTTTAAAGATAATTATAAGATTTTTTATAAAAACTATAATATATATGCCAAAAGTTAAAATAGATTATTCAAATACTATTATTTATAAAATTGCTTGCAATGATCCTAATATTACTGATTTATATGTTGGACATACAACAAACTTTGTTCAAAGAAAGCACACACACAAACAAGTATGTAATAATGTTAAATCGCCATGTTACAATTTAAAATTATACAAAACAATAAGAGAAAATGGCAACTGGGATAATTGGGAAATGTCTATTGTTAGTTTTTATAATTGCAAAGATCAATATGAAGCAAGACAAAAAGAACAAGAACATTTTATTTCATTAGGAGCAACCTTAAATAGTGTAGAACCATTAAACATAAATATACATAAATCTAAAAAAGTATTAGAACCCAAATGTATTAAAACCCCTATAATAAATAAAAATATCACTAAAGAAGCATTAGAAACAAAATGTCTTGAAAGTATAATTAATCAAAATTTATTAAATAAATATAATTGTGATATATGTCAAGTGAAATGCTCTACAAAATCTCATTATATTGATCATATTAACACAAAAAAACATAAAACTAATGAGGAAATACTTTCAAAATATAAAAAAGACAACAATCCACCGAAATCCGAGGAAATTCCCATATTCTCTAATTTAACATGCATATGTGGTAACACTTACAAATATATGTCTGGATTATCTCGTCATAAAAAAATATGTCCTGAATTATATTCCAAAGAAAATAAGGAAGAAAATGAAATCAGTGACAAAGAATTAATGCTTAAAATACTAAAGGAAAATTCAGAATTAAAAACTATGATCCTAGATGTATGTAAAACAATTGCAACTACAAATAATGTAACTAACAATAATGTAACTAACAATAGTGTTAATAATAGCAATAATAAAACATTTAATATCCAAGTATATTTGAACGAAGAATGTAAAGATGCATTAAATCTCAGTGAATTTGTTAGTTCCATTCAGTTACAATTACACGATTTAGAAGAAACTGGTCGTCTGGGTTATGTTGATGGTGTCTCTCAAATTATCACTACAAAGCTAAATGATCTAGATGCAACAAAGAGACCCATTCAATGCTCAGATGTTAAAAGAGAAACACTATATATCAAAGAAGAAAATAAATGGTTCAAAGAAGATGAAAAAAAGGACAAAATAAAAAATGCAATAAAACAAATTACAAGAAAAAATATTCAGCAAATTCCTAATTGGATAAGTGCAAATCCTGGATGTGCTGATCCACAATCAAAACATAATGATACTTATTTACAAATATTATTTAATGCAATGTCAGGCGATTCCACAGAAGAACAATCAAGTAATATAAATAAAATAGTAACAAAGGTTTCAAAAGGCACAGCTATAGATAAATAAAAAATAAAAAATTGAAAAGTTTTTTATTTTTAAAGAGATATTAACAAATACTATATACAATGGATCAATACGAATATGAAAAATATATTGCTACTCCAGATAATGCAATGGATGTATTAAACCAATATGGTGTAGCGATAATACCAAATTTATTAAATGATGATGAATGTGTTAGGATGGCCAATGGAATGTGGGATACACTTGAAGACATTACACAGATGTGGAGCCAGCCAATACATCGCGATAATTCGGCTTCTTGGAAAAACATAAGAAATTTGTTTCCATTGCACTCAATGTTGATACAGCATTGGACAATAGGACATGCACAGTTTATCTGGGACTTGCGGCAAAATCCAAAGTGCCTTGAGGTGTTCTCCAAGATATGGTCTGTAGCACCTGAAGACTTATTATCAAGCTTTGACGCCGCTTCATTCCATATGCCATCCGAAATAACTGGGATAGGTTGGCATAGGACGACTTGGTATCATACGGATCAAAGCTATGTAACCAAGGGCTTCAAATGTATTCAAAGTTGGGTGACTGCGTTTGATGTTAATCGCGGAGATGCAACACTGGCTTTCTACGAAGGCAGTAATAATTTTCACAGCGAATTTGGCGATGTATTTGGTATAACTGATAAAGGAAATTGGTATAAAATTAATGAAGAGCAAACAAAGTTTTATGTAGATAGAGGATGCATGCCAAAAAGGATAATGTGTCCAAAAGGATCAATGGTTTTATGGGATAGTAGGACAATACATTGTGGAACGGAGCCGATAAAAGGAAGAGAGAAGCCAAACTTTAGATGCGTAGCTTATTTGTGCTATATGCCGAGAAGCATGGCTACAAAAAAGAAGCTAGAGAAGAAGATAAAGGCTTTTGAAGAGATGCGAATGACGACGCATTGGCCGTGTGAAGTGAAGCTGTTTGCAAAGTCGCCGAGGACATATGGACAAGAAGTGCCTGAGATATTATCGCTAGAAAGACCGGAGATAGGGCCTTTGGGACGGAGATTAGTAGGATATGAAGTATAAATAGTAGATATTAGATTAGATTAAATAGTATAGTAAATTAATAAATTAAATATCTTTTTTATTTATTATTTGTTAGTATAAATACAATATACTAACAAATGTATTATCATTTTATAATTATTTTCATTTTGTATAGTTTATATGTTGAACTGGATCCAACTATGGGCAACATATGGTTAAGACAAGATTCAGATGGGAACCAAGTATTTTGTCCATTAGGACTGATAGAACTAATTTGTGCACCTTTGCAAAGCGATAAAGGATATTTTTGGCAACCGACTTTTTGGCCAATTAATTTTTTCATTTATTTATTGGTATACTTTTTCACATATTTGTTAGTTGTAAAAATTTATAGGTAGTTATAAGAGTAATGTTTCACTTAAAGATAATATTTCTGGAACTACTTCTAAAGGGTTATAACTATATCCTTTTTCTAAACTTAAATGAGAAATGCCGTGTACCCCGGATGCAATAGAAAACAAAAGGATCATAATGATGATTTTATAATTGTCAATCTTTTTAATGGATGTATAATTTTTGAAAAGGAGAATAATAGCAACTAACAAAAATATGCCATTAAGTACATGAGCATAGAATGAAGGAAAAGAAAGAAAATCAGATTTTACCATATATATTATATGCGTGGATAATATATATATATATATTATTTGAATAAGTATTTAAAGACAATTTGGAAAACTATATTTGGCTTACAACTCCTGTTCCTTATCGTTTTTTCGTTAATCGTCGTTTGTTTTTAATTAAACGCTTTGTTTTTCGTTTTCTATTAAATTTATTAATGTGTTTTGTTTTTCTACGGTTTTTATTAAGTTTATGTTTTCTTGTTCTCTTTGCACCACCTGCATTAGTTTCCATTGCCCTTGTAATAGCATTAATATCGGTCTGAATTGGTCCAATTGGTTGATATCCAACCCAATGCATTTGTGAGTATAACTGTATACGATCATTTACACATTCTCCAAATTTTTTAGGATCGATTTGCACACGACTTGATAATTTTTCGCAAAAAGTTTGAGCCATATCCCTACATATCCGTCCATGTATATCCTCAGGCCTATTATTAGGCTTGAAATTATACAATATGTCATCAACAGCCTGCGATGCAAGCGGTGGTAAATTATTTCTAAACCAACTTGCTGAAGGTTCATGAGTTAATAAATAATACCAGTATGGAATTGGTTTTGCTCCAGTAACCGATCCTATTGATGACATAGAGAGAGATTTTTCTCCCAACCCTGTTCTCTGTGGTGTCCGTAATGCAAGAAATGAAGCTGCTGCACTAGAATTGCCAAGTCCAAACACATCTTTTTTTGGACTAGCCATTGGACTAGCCATCGGACTTGTATCAGTAGGAAAATAATAATCCATTGGCTGGCTTGAACCGACCGCTGTATCTTCTATAACTCTTGGTGGTTCAACAACCCTGGATATTTTGTTTCGTACTAAAACCTGATTAGTAACTTTAGGAAATCCATTAACTATTTTTAAAAAAGTTGTTATCTCTCCAATTTCATCTCTAATTTCTGGTGGTATTGGCTGTTGTTGCTGGTTTAGATATACCAGTGTTTCATAGATTTCTATATATCTTTTCTTTAATAAATCTTTTAACATTTCAAATGATATGTTTCTTTTATTTTTGATTTCTTTCTCCTTCTCTCCTGTTACACCTTTTTTTCCCGGCTTCCCTTTTACCATGTCTAATTCATTTGTTAAATTATTAATATCATCAATAAGTGCAAATAAACTTTTGTAAAATTCTGATGTGTTATCTCTCAATTGAGGGTTTTTTTTAATAACAACTTCAATTTGTTCAAAAAATTTATCAATTGCATTTGTCTTTACTCCTACCAGATTTGTACTAAATTTTTGCAATTCAGTATATAATGGATTTAGTTCTTCTGTTGTAGGACGATAACGATGCAACTCATAAGGTGTAAAAATTTGTGTAAATCGGTCACTTATATTTTGTGCTAGACATGGACCAATTTCAAAGTCATTAGTATTTTTTGTTTTATTACCTCCTAAATCAAATGTTGAAATTTCATATATATATTGACTACCATTGAATATAAATGTTTTATAAGACATTGCCATATTACCTACTACTACATAAATGCAGCCAGGTGGTGCTGCTAAATCAGCAAAAGTAGATGGTGTTCTGACTTCTAGACCTTTAGTATTTATTGTAAAATGTAGATACTCTAAAAATGTATTAAAACCGTTATTAAATCCAATTTTACTTCCAATTTCAAGTGGTCTAGCTACATAATAATCAACAGAAGTAAGTATTTTGCCACATGCTGCTCCTATTTGAAATCTTTCTTTAAAGGTTGTTGCATATTCATGATTATTTATAAAATCTAATTTATAGTCTCCTGTATTTTTAAAAATTATGTCATTTGTTCCAAATTGGGCTATAGAAACAAACCCAGCCAAATCTAAAATTATTTTTGAAATTTGATCTTCATTAATATTGTATTTTTTATCTCTACTAAATTCATTTGTTGGATCTGGAGCTACATAGTTTGTATTAATATACTGCATAAACTCTGGCAATTGGCTTGGATCTCCGTTGCATAATATTTCCATAAATTTTTCTCCTAATTTCTGAAGAACCCGGTGATCAATATCTTGATCATGTCCATAATTAACATCAGCAAAAGCACAAACTACTTCTTCTTGACACACCTCTAAATATTTTTGTACACATTCTTCTAGTGATAAACTTCTAAGAAACATGCAATTATCAAAATATCCTACTGTTTCTGCAATCATAGAATATGCTTGAGACCTTTGATGTTCTCCTTGCATTCCATCAAATAAACCTACTAACCTGGCTTCATTACCTATAACATATTCTGATAACTGTTTTATAAGTGTACCAAAACAATTTATTATTTTATATAAATTCTCAATTCGAATATCAAAATCTTCTTCTAAGTTAAATTTTATGGTATTATAATACAATCCTCCAGCAGCCCTAAATAGCAAATCAATACATTTAGTATTTTCTTGCATATAATCTGGCAATAATTCGGGATTAGGTTCATAAGGTTCTGTGTAGCAAGTTTTCAAATAATTGATAATTGCATCTCGGTTTTCATTTATTGCCTCTATAATATCATAAATATTCATGTAATCACTATTTTCTATTAAACCATACAAACATTCAATAATTTCATTTATTTTTACAATCATATTTTCTAGATCAGGTTTATTTAAAAATTGCATTTGTAAACACGTATTATAAAATATATTTATAATTTGCTGAGCACGCTCAACAATCGGTTTCATATCCTCTGGAAGACTTGCTTTCATTTTGTGTTCCATACTCATAGCAATAATCAATCCAACATACTTTTTAGGTAAATAAAAAACAGAGCTTTCTCCTCCGCCTGATTTATAGGGTTGTATAGATGTCATACCGCCTCTAAATAAATTTATTAATCTAATATATAAAGCTGAAGCAATTTTGTCCGAACTAAGAAGTTTTAAATAAGGTATACCGCAAGTTTCATTCCAATATGAAAGTTCACCTTGTTTATCAGCGCGTGGTTGAACTCCTCCATTTTTAAATTTTTCCATAAATTTCAACAACCATACTTTGATTAGTTCTCCTCCTTGTGCTGTGTCAGATAGACCTTTATTTAAAAATGATCCATATACACCTATTATAGTCTTCATTTTTTCCTCATCCATAGGACCATACATAACTTTATCATAAAATGCTTTCAATAACTCATTGCTTAAAACTTTAAATGTAAGTATTGGATCCTCTTTTCCTTTTGCACCTCTTGAAGCATTTTTAATTTCTTCTATTATTTTTCTACATTTGTCTTCACGATAAGTATGATCCTCAAACTCTTGTTGTACCCCTGCCCGTTTTCTCCCTTGTGGTACCTTTACTACCAACATGAATTCTCCTTGTCCTTGATTAGTTACTAAATAATCTAATGCTTTTGTCAAAGCTACAGCTAAAACGCCATTGGGGTTATTATCTTGTTGCTGAAAAGCTATTGTACTTTTTATTGGTTTGCCTTGAATTTTTAAAAGATTTTCAGGATTTTGGACTGGTGTTATGGTATCAGTCATTTCATTAAGTGTACCAATTTTTTCTAAAGTTTGCATTCTGATTGTTTGGTTGTAGGGAACACATTCGCTATTACTTTTACATGTTTTAGATAAATTAAATTCATCAACTAGTCCATATGTGCTCTGGATAGCAGCTTGATTATGAAGTGTTGCAGAATTTATATCGCTCACTTCTTGAGCGACTGGAAGACCAGCTGAATACCTTGCTATCAACAAATTTGGATCACCATCAATAATTGATGGGGCATCTTTAGCTTTAAGCATATTTTTATACGTTTCTTCTTCTAAACTAGAAGCCAATTGTTCTGGTGTTTTTGGTGGTTCTACTGATGAATCTGATTCTTTTTTTTTAGATTTACCCACACCTTTTGTATCTGATGAAACTACTGATGGAGCTACTGATGAATCTTGTTTTGCAGTGTTTGTTCGGCTCTGACTTTTAACTTTTGAACCTTTACCTACATTTTGACCAGTAACTGCAGCATCAATTCTAGCTGCTTCTTCTTCAGCAGCTTGGTTTTTATTAGCAGGTTTTTTTTTGATTTCAGGATCATATTCTTCAGGATCTGTTTTTTTCCTTCGGCGTGGATTTGGGGGAGGAACTGCAGCAGCTAGATTTTGGAGAGGATCTGCAGCAGCTAGATTTTGGAGAGGATCTGCAGCAGCTCTTTTTTGTAAGTCTTGTTCTTCTTCTGTTAGTTTTTTGTTTTTTATTTTTCTTTTATTATCAGCCATTATTTATTATATTATATATTGTTAAAATAATATCATTGTTATATTTTAAACATTATAATAAATAAATATAATGGCTAAATAAATATTTAAATACTCATTGGAAAACTATATTTGGCGCAATTTAATAATAAATGCAAACATATGATTTAATTTATTTTGATGCATACCTGGATCTCCAGGGAAATGATGTATTGTTTTACTGCTGAAAACATCATGATCATTATTTACAACAAATGGTTTCAAAACTTGATTATCATATAAGTCATATTTGAACGCATTATATACAATATATGGCTGATCCTGACAATAAAATTTAAACGGTCTTTCAATCATGTCTTTCTTAATAGCTGAAAATAATTCTTTCATTTTTACAGAGTTATTAAATAATAAAATGCCGCTAGTAAATGCAGATACATTTGCATCCATTTTGTTAGTATATAAATCCAAATCCCCTGCAGAAATAAATAATGTTTTTCCCCAAAAGTCAGTATCAGAAACAATAGAGCCTTCTTCTAAAACATATAATTTATCTTTTTGGCAAAGATCAAATATAGCTTTTAAGTCTCCTTTTACAATAATATCTGTGTCTAAATATAAAATCTTTTGATAAAGATTATTCTGACAATTGCATTTACCATTTGCAGCAACTAACAAATCAAAAAGATCCAGACGAGCCTTGCAAGCCTTTTCAACAGTTTTATAAGTGTCATTAATTGCAAATTTTGTTAGTTGTGTTACTATAGGGAAGGGGCAAAGTTTTATAAGATTCATATATTTTGTTGAAGTATATATTAAAATTTCTGTATTACCATCATTTAATAAACCATAAAGCTGAATACTTTCCAATAATATAAATAACATGCTAATATAATTTGGATTATTAAATAGACATATAAAGATGCAATTCATTTTCTTTATTTAAATTGTATAGATTTAAATAAAGTTAAACTAACAAATATTGTACTTGTAAGTATTTTACATTTATCTTCCTTTTATAATTAAATAACCAATGCCTCCAACAGCTAATATTCCACCAATACTAACAGCTAGCCAGCCTTTTTGTTCGCCTTCTGGTGCATTTGAAATACCTAATTTTGCCAAGGTTTCTTCCATTCTAGCGTCTACTGAGTCTCTGTCTGAGTCGCCAACGGCAGTATAAAACTCACCACGACCTCTGGTTTTTCTGCTTTTTTTACCTCTTTTATAGATCCGTTTTGATTTTGCCATTTATATATTTACTTAATATATTATTTAATGCCATCCCTTGCTTGGAAAACCAGAATTTGTGAAATGATTATAATTATCTACACATGATGTATCGTTACACAACACTTGATAAGGTGGTGGTGTTGCAAGTGCGCTTAAAGTTGGTGACAAAGGGCCTCCAAGAGAAAAAGTTTGTGTCATTGGCATGTTATTTTGATACTGAGCATAGCCGCCTTTCTGACCTCTACTTCGTCTCATACTTTTACTGCGCTTAGCACTTCGCTTATTAAATCTGCTTCTAACACGGCTCTTTATTCTGCGAACTCGTCTGCTAATATGTCTTTTTGATCCTTTCATCTTATACTTTCTAGATATTTTATTTATTTTTCTGCGGTTAATTTTGCGTCCTCCAACTATTTTAGAAGCAGCTGCTGCTAGCACATTGTTAGATATCGCAGGCATTGCAGCTGGATTTACACATCTAGGATCTACCGTGCTAGTAAACGCAAATCCAGGATTATGCGATGCATCAACATTTACTAAATTCGGATTAAATAACATCTTTATACATATAGTAAAGATTTTATAAAAGATTTGTAGAAAGCACATTCAAAGAACACTCACCTAAAGTGGGAGTTTTAAATGTGCATTGGTGTATAAAAGGCTAAAAGAAATAATACGACTGTCTTTTGCTGCCAAAGATATAGGAACCCATTTTTTAAATTTATGATTGTATTGACAATTCATCTTAAATGATCTATCTAAAAACACATACTTGTCCTCTTTTTCATTTTCAAATTCAGGTTCATCATCGCTTTCTTCTAACGCATCTAAATTACGATTTTCCTTTATATTTCTAAATAAATTATTCATTAAAACACTGGTATTGTAGTCAGGAATAAATGCAATATCGTAGAATTCCTCCTTACCATCTTTGTAAACAAATAAATTGTAAATATCTGTTTGAATTTGAGGTGAAACTTTAAATATAGCATTACTTTTTTCTACATTATTTTTATTATTATTGTTGTTATTATTGTTATTTTTTGGTTTGTAATATTTAACAAATAATACTTTTTTAGAAGTAAAATAGCGATACTGAATTTTGTCAACTTTATAAGGCAATAATGCAATATTTTGCAACAAGCTATTAAATTTTGTATGCATTAGAGGTAGTCCAAAAATAGTGAATTTGTTAGTTAGTGCATTACTACAAAGTTCATTTTCTAAACATTGCTTAAGTAACTGCAACTTTTTTAAATAAGAATAATCAGTTATATCAGATCCTTTATAATAATAAATGTCTTCTATACAGAAGCAACTAACATCATTATACTTAAATATAGTGCCATATAAAATAGTTCCTTGACCATAAACAAGTGCATCATTAAAACTAGTTACAGCTATTTTAAGATGAGGAGTTTTAGATTTTGGATTAGAACTAGAATTATTTTCAGGTTCAAAAATAAAACAAACATTTTCATCTTTAAAAACAGTAAACCAAGCAAAGCATTTATTACCCTCTGGAATGGCACACATGACATCAGCGTCATAAACTTTATTATGCATCATTGTTTCATAAGAAAGTTCAAATTTTGGAAACTCAGATAATAGTTCTTGAGAATTAGAATCAGTATCAGTGTTTAACATTGCTATAATATATAATTATTGTAATATCTTTATATCTTTTTACAAAATAATTAAAAAGCAGAACCAAATCCTTGACCAAATCCTTGACCAAATTCTTGATCAGACGAATTTAATTGCTTTTTAAGAAAAGACTTTAATTCATTTTTCATATCTTTATTTGAAGAAGAAAAATTAGTATTTTCAGTAGGTAATAAATTGATATCAGTAAAATCAGTATCTGTGCTTTCAGAAGGCAAATATAGGTTTGTATTAAAATGTGTGTTAATATTAGTATTTGAATTTGTAATTGTATCAAAAATATCTTGATATTTTTTAACTGGAGAATTTACTAAATCTTTCATTTTTGGAACAGTTAATGTAGACTTAAAGAAGCATAATAGATGATGCACCAAAAAAATAAATATGATTGAAATTATAGAAATTTGTAGGATCCAAGTTAACATATTATATTGAAATATTAGTTAAGCTCTAATAAAAACATATTAATTTCTTGTAATAAATTATTATCAATATCTAAAGAATTGGAAGAAGAATTGAAAGAAAAATAAAAATTAATGGGAATAATTTCCTTATCCAAAATTTCATTAGTTTCTTCAAGACATTCTACAACTAGTTTTAATCCGTTCTTTTTATCAGAACTAACATATTCAAAACAGGTCATTTTTGTTAGAATATAATTAACTGGAATTTGAGAAACAATTGGAATATGAATATATTTAGTCTTATCAACTAACAAATTATATCCATTAAAATTATTAATCAAATGCAGATCCATATTTAATGTAGGTTCAACCCTATACATTTTTTCTTTTTCAATGACATGCATACCAAATTCTTCAGACATTAACTCATATTTTTTATGACCATCTTTAGATATACAATATTTATCTATTGATGGAAGCTTAATAGTTGATGGCGGAACATTAGTAACATAAATTTTGATTAGATTTGACATATTATTTATAATAATATTTATAGAAACTATTTAAACCTATTGTATATATATTTTATATAATTTATTATGAAACAATCTCAATCACAATCACAAAGTCAAGGTCAATCATTAATGGTAGTAATTGTTGAAAAACCAGGAACTTTAAAATCGTTGAATATAAAAGAATACAAAGAAGATGAATTATTTAAAAAATGCGGATTTAAAAAGCCGGATGGATTTGTAAAACACACGGTTTGGCCTGTTAAAATAGATGGACAAAAATACAATGTTGCCATGTATGGAAAACTAGATGGAAAGGCCAATATGGAAAATAAATATGATTTTCCGCCACCCATTGATACCAAATTGTTTTTTGGGGCATGTGCTCTAGTAGCTACTAGTTCAGATAAGGAAAAAGAACCACAACTTCAGAATTTATCTGTAGAACTATGGGAAAAAATGTATGAAAAATTGTTTGGTGGATTTGAGAATTTAGCTCTAACGGTAGTAGAAGACGAAGAAGAAGAGGATGAATTAGCTGCTATTCCTGCATCAAAAAAGACCAAAAAGGGAGGCTATTTGAAGGATGGATTTGTGGTAGATACCGATTCATCTACTGAGCGTTCGGAAACAGGTTCTGATGATGAATCAGATGAAGATGAAACAGGCGATGATGATGTTAAAGATACATCAGATTCAGATACTCCGCTTTTGTTGGATGATATAGGATCAGAATTGTCAGAAGAGGAATATGATTATAGCAGCTCAGAAGACGATGATGCAGATAAAAAATAAAATTTATGAAGGGACTTCGTAATAGGATCATAAGAAAAGGAAGGATCATAAGAAAAGGAAGGATCATAAGAAAAGGAAGGATCATAAGAAAAGGAAGGATCATAAGGAAACCTTGGTTTCCTTAAAAAATTGAAAAATAAATATCATTATCATTAATACTTAAACATATCGTATTATAATATATTTAAGTATGCCAGTAAAAACTATTGAAAATTCCGACGAATTTAGAGCCAATATTGCTGCCAAATTAAGTCCATTCTTTGTTAGTAAAGGAGGAAGCGAAAAACATGCAGCAAATTTAGAAAAAGGAATACATAATTGGGCTTTAAAAGAAGCAACCAATAGAAAAGTAGTAAAAAAATGGGACAATCCATTCTTCATCCAAATTTATTTAGATCACTTGCGTAGCATATATATAAATCTAAAAAATGACAAATTGATTGAGCAAGTTGTAAGCGGTGAAATCAAGTCACATACAATTGCTTTTATGTCACATCACGAAATGCAACCTGAAAGATGGGCTGAGATGATTAGACTTAAAAGCATTCGTGATAAGAGTAAATTTGAAATTAATTTAGAAGCTTGTACTGATACATTTACTTGTAGAAAATGCAAATCAAAAAAATGTAGTTACTACCAAATGCAGACCAGATCAGCTGACGAGCCAATGACTACTTTTGTGAGTTGCCTAGAATGCGGTTGCAGATGGAAATGTTAATTATTCTCCTTTTGTATTATAAATCCAAATTTCATATTTATATCCAATTTTTTTTGCTGCGTTTACAATCCAGAGTATAATATAACATTTGCCAAATTACCAAAGACATGTAACATGCTATGAACAATAGTTGACATCCAAAAATATTCATATTTATACAATATCCAACTAAAAGGATAAAATAATAATGTTATAGCCATCATATATTGATATGTTAGTCCATATGTTGATTTATGTGAATTAAATATATGAAAAGATAATGCAATAAGACCCAAACATATATCCATATTGCGTCTTAATCCATAAATTGGATTACGCCAATAATTTATAGAGTTAAACCAGACGCAAAAGGGACCTATAGCAAACTTGTATTGACCATATTTTAAAGCATAAATTACTGATATTAAATTCATAGAAGCCATAATACACATGTAGTATCCATGATCTTGAGTAACAATTAGAAAAGTGTTTTTATTTTCGTTTTCGATAACAAAATCAATATTTTCATTACCATATAGGTCTAAAATAGCTTGATCTGGAAAAGCACGATCTACTTTTCTTAAAAACATGGCATGTGGGTTTTCTTTAAGTAGGTTTGAAATAATATTAATATTCTCGGGTGTAGCCTCTTTAAACAGATAGGGGCTGGTTGGACTAGACATGCGAGACCAATCTGTAATGGTGCTAACTGCATTTAATAACTTATCTGGATTTGTTAGTTCATTAAATGTTTGAAGTATAATAGCAAAGATACTTTCATTCGCTAATCCACCTGCATTTACAATCTGATAAATGTCATTTTTAGCAGCTAAAAAGATGATACATTTATGCACATGGTCTCTACTTAAGGTAAACCAAGGATCATTTGCAAGCCAAAATTGTTTTTTAAGAAGACGCAAATTGGCACGACGATGGATTTCCAAATTCCAATAAGCGGGTTTCCAACTAAATATGCTAGTCCTGCAATTTTCAAAGAAAAGTTTTCTAAATTTTGCAGGACTGACAATAGGGACACAAGAGTCAGTTAAAAGACAGAACCATTTATTGTCTAAATCATGATGAAATGCGTAAGAAATAAGAGCCATATAAGCGGGAACAACATTATAATATGTTGTTGGATGCACTAATTTAGGAGGTATGGTATGCATTTTGATCCAGGGGGACTGAATTTTATTAAAATCCTTGTAATGGAAATAGACATTAATAATATCTTGATTTTCTTTTATCCAGTTTATCCAAAGTTGTTCCTTATTTAAAATATGTTGGTAACTGATAATAAAGCACAATGCAACTTTCATATAATATAATATATGATGTAAATTATATATTATAAACGATTTTTATTTATAATATATAATATTATATATTATATAGATGAGTTTTAATACAACAGATAAGATTGTAATGCCTGTGATAATAATTGTTGGTAGTTTAATTGGATATATCTGGTATAGAAATGAAATAAATTCAGAAGGTAAAAATGATCATGAAACTATAGGTGAAACAGTTAAAAGTATTTTTACAGATGCTAAAAATACAATGACATTTGCTGGCGGTTCTGCAACACGCCGCAAAAAACACAGAAGAAATAAAAGCCATAAAAAACATTAAAATATAAAAGAAAGCCAACTAGATTTTTTATTGGTAGCGGAAACAGGACTTAATCTTTTTTCAATAAGTTCAAATACTTCTTCTTCTTTTACAAGCTCCTTAGAATTAGTTTTTTCTTGAAGATCTTTATCTTCAAGATCTTCCAGATCTTCATCTTCCAGATCTTCCAGATCTTCATCTTCCAGATCTTCACATTCCAGATCTACATCTTCCAGATCTACATCTTCTTCATTTTTTGCAGATGAAGTTTCATTTAATGATATTATTTCATTTTGTAATCTATCTATTTTTTTATTTAATTCAATTAATCTTTTTACAAGAAATTGTATTTGATCGCTTTGCTTTATTATTAATCTGGTATTAGAAATATATAAAGTATGGAAATGATTAACTACACCAATAAATATAGGTATTAATATAGGAATTCTTAATAACAAATAATCAATATTATCCATTTAAATAATATGAAAAAATAACTTTAAATAATAATAAAAAATATTATTATTTAATAATTTATAAATGTTAAACTTAATAATTAAAATGATATGTTTTCTAGATCTTTAATGCTCCAATATTCACTGCCGCCATTAGGCAATGGTCTGCGAATAATAAATGGGATGCGTTTTTCTTGCAACTCTAATTCAGCAACTAAATAACCATCAATAACTTTTTCCGGAACTTTTACAAAAACAGATGCACCAGAATTTATTTGCTTTGCTCTTTGTCCTAATATGCGTGCTTTTTCATATTTTGTTAGATACGGAATAGTTTTATGCAAATCATCTATAATTATGCCATTTTTGTCTCTTACAACTTTGGTCATTGCAAGAATTTCATCGTAATTATGAACAGCACTTTCGGGATGAAAGTTTACTAGATAATTATCATTGATTTCCTTGTCAAATTTTTGTAAATAAACTTCTCCAGTTGGATCTTCGTCATCTTCCTCTTCATCTGCTAACATTGCAAGAGCCTTTGCTTTTGTATTAGGTATTTTTTTAGTCTTCTTTTTGGGTGCTACAATATCTGTTTCATTTTCCATTATTTTTGCTTCATCATCTTCTTCTGCTTCAGCAGGAGCATCATCGCTAGATCCAAAGTCAACACCATATTTTTCTTTATAATTTATTTTTTTGTCTTGTTCACCTTCATCTTCATCTTCATCACCCTCATCAGATTCATTATCCGAGTCTTTGCCTTGTGCAATATCGTCATCATCATCTTCCTCAACTTCATTTTCGTCTATATTTGTTTCAGTTTCAGTTTCTGTCTCTGTATCAGATTCAGAACCACTATTTTTATTTTCATCATCGGAACCATCGCCGCCATTATAGTTTTCATCAAAGTAACTCATTCTTTATAATATTATAAGGATAGATACTTTTAATTTATAATTTCAATTTTATTTAATATTAATATTTATTACATAAAAAAATAAATTAATATTTATGAATATGCAATTTACAATAATGTTGCTTAATTATTTATTATCTTCTGTTTTCCAAACAGTGTCACATGTGGAACACAAATAAACATATTTCATATTAGTGTCATCATACCTAATATAAATAATTTCTCGTGGTGCATCATCTGTATTTGTTTTGCAGCTAGAATTTGGACACAAAATGGTACTAATACGAGGCAAAGTAGGATCAAACTTAGTATATTTATTAATAATATGACTAAATTCTTGCTCAGATTTTTTTAGTTGAATTTTAGAGACAGTAACATTATCAACAGACAATGTTTCGTCAACATTACCACAATTTCTACAATAATAAACTAATTTATTAGCATTGTCGGGATCAACGCTAATATAATACATATTTTGACATTTAGAACAGAAGTGCATTTTATAGTATATAATGATACTATATTTAAATTAATATTTCAATTTTATTTATCTTGATCTAGAAGATATTTTGTTTCAATTAATTTATCTTTTAATTTATTATAATTAACAGAAGTTTGCATACTATATATTTGAATTGAATAAATATCAACTAAATCTTTTTTTGTCTCAATAAATTCCAATATTTTGTTGTAATTTTTGTAAAAATGCTCTTTTAAATAAGGATAAAAAATCACAAATTGTTCAGGTATTTTATTTTTATTTCGATTAATTAAATCACAAATAGCAAAATTAATATTGCTATATTCAATTGCCTTGTTATATGCAATACAATCTCGTGATCCAATATGTTGCCCAGGCTCATTCAAAAAAGGCATATCATTAAGAAGTGAACAAAGTGTCAATAAAATACTATTTATAGTTTGACATGCAGACCATTTATCACCAGACCATGTATTTAAAATAGAAACACATACTTTTCCACATTTATATAAATTAGGATTATATCTAGTAACTCCATCATTAGTCATATATTTTACTTTGGGAGGTGAAAATGGGTAATCATATGGAAAATTAAATTCAAAAAAATAATATCCCCCAAAATAAGGTGTATCGGATGGTCCAACAATAAGTGCGTATCCTTTTAAAATATCAGCATCATCATGAGAATAATAAATATTATTGTCAGTAAGAGGATGTTTAATAATTTGTCTAACATCTTTTAATAAACGAGTAATTGCATCCTTAGAAATAGTTTGAGACATTTATAATAATATATTGGGTAATTTTTATATCTATTTTAAATATATTATACACTATATATTATGTAATGTATAATATATAATATATAATATATAATATATTTATGAACATAATAACAACAATAACAAATGATGTGTTAATGAGAACAGCTTCAAATATAACAACATCTATTGTATCTACACATAGTTTATTTGTTTGGTTTATTGATTACAAAAATAACAATTATAATGATCATAAAAAAGAATTAAAGATCACAGATGTTCACAATAAATTACTAATTGTTTCTGCATTAATAAAAGACATAATAAAAAAGTATTATTTTAAAGACAATGAGAGCAAAGACTGCAGTGAAGAAAATGATATTGATAAATTTATATATGATACTGAAAAGGAAATTATAAAAGAAGACTTTTTGTTAGTTAATTATAATATGCAGACATATGCAAATAATTTTAATAAAATATTTACAAAAATACCAAATAGTATAAAATTAGCTCTAATATCGGTTCTAGAAATAATTACAATATTGAATATCGAAATCAATAAAATACATATGAAAATAAACGAACATCATAAAAGGTGGATTAGCTACATATATAGTATCAAAATTCAAGAAGAAATGGATATTATTATAGAGCATAATATAATATTTGAAAAAAGATTAAACTTACTTTTTGAAATTTTAAAGGCTTGCACCTAAGTTATTACTGTGATGTAAGTGTAATTTGCATATAAATGCAAAATAAAAAACTTCTATAAAATTATAATAATTTAAAAAAAAAATGAAATAGAAAAATCTTATTATATTATATCAACTATGAATATAAATACAATGACAACATCATCACAAATTGGGGACCTAGGAGAATTTTTATCAAAGCATAATGCTAAGACATTAAATAAATCAGTTACACATACAAGAATTGGTAGCCCAGAATTAAATATATATGGTGGCAGTTATAGTATAGAAAAAGAAGAATTGCCGCTTTATTATCGTCTTTATTATGAAAGTATATTTGTAAAAGGCAGGAAGGAATATTTGACAGAGGCGCAACTGAAAGATGGAAACGGTCCTATTTTAGTTGATTTTGATTTTCGTTACGATTTTAGCGTAACACAGCGAATTCATACAGTAGGACATGTGCAGGATGTAGTTCAACTATATTTGGAAGAACTTAAGGAATTGCTAGTTTTTAAAGAAAAAACTCCCTTTCCAATCTTTGTTATGGAAAAACCGCATGTAAATAGGGTTGCTGATAAAAATATTACAAAAGATGGAATACATATGATTATAGGAATTCAAATGGATCATGTTTTGCAGCAAATGCTAAGAGACAAAATATTAACGAAATTAGGTGATATTTGGGAATTGCCTTTGACAAATGATTGGGGAGGTGTTTTGGATGAAGGTATAAGTAAAGGAACAACAAATTGGCAAATGTATGGATCTCAAAAACCAGGTAATGAGGCATATAGATTAACTTATTATATGATTGCAGAAATAGATCCAAGAGATAATGAGTTTATGACAGTAGCAAAATCAGTAAAAGATTTTGATTTGTCAAAAAATCTACATCTTTTGTCAGCACAATTTGATCAGCATGTAAAATTTGATATAAATCCAAAGATTGTAGATCAATATAATAAATTATCGGCAAGCAAAGGTAGTAAAAAAAAGGCAACAAAAGGTAAGATTAACTTAGTATTAGATGAAGAAGAAGAAAATATAGATATACAATTGACAGATATAACAGGACCAGAAATATTGAAGAAGGCAATTGATAATATTATGTCTACATTAAAAATCAATGAACAATATATAAAAGAAACACATGAATATGCTCAGGTTCTTCCAGCAAAATATTATGAACCTGGTTCACATTTGTTAAATCGTCAAGTAGCATTTGCATTAAAACATACAGATGAGCGATTATTTCTGTCATGGATTATGCTAAGAAGTAAAGCATCGGATTTTGAATATGACACAATTCCAGAACTTTATCATGATTGGAAATATAAATTTAATAAAAAAGGAGATGGTGTAACACGCAAATCTATAATGTATTGGGCTAAACAAGATGCATTTGAAGAATATGAAAAGGTAAAACGAACAACAATAAATAGTTACATTGAGGAGACAATTTTTGAGGTCGGTGATTGGGATTATGCGATGGTTTTGTATCATATGTTTAAAGATAAATATGTTTGTAGTAGTTTAACAAACAAAACATGGCATGTATTTAATAATCACAGATGGGAACAAGATGAAGGCATGACTTTGCGAATGGCAATATCAAAGGATTTATTTCAGTTATATTCAGATAAACAGGCAGAATATTTAGCAGATATGCAAAGCTTTAAAGAAAATGAAGATCATCATGAAATAGTGCAAAAGAAAATAAAGAAGATAGCGGAAATTTGTATAAAACTGAAGAAAACGGGTGATAAAAATAATATAATGCGAGAAGCGATGGAAATCTTCTTTGATAAAAACTTTGTAAGAAATATGGATGCAAATCCATACTTAATGTGCTTTTCAAATGGCGTTGTTGATTTCAAAACAAAGGAATTCAGACAAGGTTATCCACAAGACTACATTACAAAAACAACAGGAATACCTTATGTACCGTTTAATGAACATACTCCTAAAGATACGGTAGAGGAATTGCTAAATTTTATGGATCAGCTTTTCCCACAAAAGGACTTGTGTAGATATATGTGGGATCATTTGGCGGCAACCCTGATTGGAATAAAGAAGGAACATGCGTTTAATATTTATCGTGGTTCAGGCTCAAATGGTAAATCTATTTTGACAGAATTGATGTCACAAGCATTAGGCGATTACAAAGGGACAGTACCGATAACCCTAGTAACAGAAAAACGAAATGCAATTGGTGGAACTTCTTCAGAAGTGATTCAATTGAAGGGTATTCGTTATGCAGTTATGCAAGAGCCGTCAAAAGATGCGGTGATAAATGAAGGTATAATGAAGGAGTTAACTGGTGGCGATCCAATTCAAGCAAGAGCGCTATTTTGTTCAAGTGAGATATTTATTCCGCAGTTTAGTTTAGTAGTTTGCACGAATGCGTTGTTTGAAGTGAGAGGTGGAGATGATGGAACTTGGAGAAGAATGAAGCTAGTAGATTTTATATCCAAGTTTATTTCAGAAGGTGAACAACATACAGATGATACGAAATATGTGTTTCCAAAAGATAAAAGTTTAAAAGAGAAGTTGCCATCATGGGCGATGGTATTTATTAGTATGCTGGTGAAACGCGCATTTGAAACAGATGGAGAAGTAATAGATTGCGAAGAGGTGAAGGCGGCATCAAATAAATATAGACAGAGTCAAGATTGTATTGCAGGATTTATCGCTGATAATATTGAAAAGGTACCAGGAGGAAAGGTAGGCAAAAAAATCCTGAACAATGTTTTTAAGGAATGGTTCCAAATGAATTATTCAGGGAGAAAAATTCCGAAGTTGATGGAGCTAGAGGAAGTGATGGATAAGAAATTTGAAAAGAAGTCAAATAAAAATGGAGTGAAAGAATGGATTAATATAAAGATAAAGAGTGAGGATGGTGAAAATGATGATGTCTTGGATGATGTTTAAATTAAGATTGTGAATATAATATAAAATTTGCATAAATATTATATTATAGAGTATTCTTTAAGTATTTATAAATTTATATATATATATTTGTTTTTTTTGCAATTTACAAATCATTATACACATTTTTTGGTAATTGCTTCCATAGAGAATGGAAAAATCTATAAATTGAACGCATTACATAATCTATATAATAAGGATAAGCTAGCATAATTGTCTCTATTATTAATCTTATTACAAAATGTAAAGAACTTTTGGCTATTAATGCAAATGTAAAAATGGGCATTACAACTAAGTAATAAAAATACCAAAAAAATGTATGCCAATTTTTAAGTTCTTCAAGAGCCTCAGTTTCGTAATATGTTTTTCTATCATTAGTTAATACATCTGCATGATGATTTTTAATACCATCTTGTATAACTTTATTTTTCTCTAAATAAACAGCATATAATTCTTTTGTATGATCTGAATTAATTAGTTGTGTATTATAATAAGTATTCATAGTTTTTGCATTAATTATTTCATCCCGAAAATTATCAGCTATCATTTTTCCCATGATATCTGCCTTTTTTTTTAATTCTTTCTCTAACATCTCATCATAAAATGGTCGTCCTTCAGCAAAAACATAATAATTCTTTTTTGAATTTTCTAATTGAATTGGAGCTGTTTGCAAATTTGTTTCAGCATCCTGATATTTCTTTTTTAGTTCTTCTTTGATTTTTTCTCTTTGACAATCTGGACCACAAGTTATTGCATTTGCAGATTTCTCTAATAATGCATTTAATTTTTCAGTTGATATTTGTTGTTTTTTCAATAAATTTTCTGCATTTTTACTTGTTTCACTTGATTCACTTAATTCCTTTGAATTATCTTTTAGTTTAGAAAATATTTCGTTCATATTGTATTATTGTTAGATTAAAAAACAACAAACTAACAAACTAACAACTAATAAACTAATAAACTAACAAACTATCTAATAATTATACGATTGAATATTTCTTTGTAATCTGGCTTCTGGAAAATTTGCAGAAGATGCATATTTGCTTAATACAGTAAATGCTTCTGTTTCATCACTAGTACTTGTTGTTGTTGTTGTTGCACTGCTCTTCGCCTGATTTGCATTATATTGAGCAGTAGGAATACATCTATTTTGGGTCTCATCATATGTACTATTGTCATAACAACATTCTGCACCTACACATGTAGAAGTAGTAGTTTCCCATGGGTCTGAACTACCATCTGATTCTGCTTGAGTTTCAGTTGAACTTGTAGGAGCTTCATCCTTATTAAAATACCAATTATATTCATCAAAATTCATATTATCTCTATTTGATATGTCTATAATTTTTGAACCAATTATGATTAATCCAATTATAATTATAATCCCAATTAATAATGAATTAATTCTTGGAGGTAGTATACCCTTGTTTGCTAAAACTGTTAAAATCAAAACAGGAATACAAATAAAAACAACAATCTTCATAATTTCTTTATGTGCATCATATTGCTTACCATAAAATGTATTTATTTCAACCAATCGCATTTTATTATTCTTCTGAGATTCTAACAAATTTAATCGCCTTTTTGAATCATTCAATTCATTTTCTATAATATCAACCGAAACCATTTGATTATTCATCGCATTTCTTGAATCTGATACATCTTGCTGGTAATATGAAACCATATCTTTCAAACTTGCATAAAGATTCATTCTCATCTGAGAAATTTGATTAATTCTATCAATAATTTGTTTCTGTTGATCTGTATTTAATGATCTACTCTCTAAACTATCATATAATTTCATTTCTGTATCTTGAAGTTTTTTGATGTTATTTATAATTTGGTCATTTCTTTCCTGTAAATTATCTGTCATAATATAGAATATAGATAGATAATTATTTCCACCTTTTAAAAAGGTTTTGCAAAGCTAATAAAAAGATTTTCAAAGGTGAAATTATTTCTTAATTTGATTTACTGTAATTGTTAGTAATCCGACTGCCAAAATACTCCAAAATATATAACTATAATTTTCTTGTAATACTCTTATGTCAGTATCTGATAACATACTATTTAAATCATTCATTGTTAGATTTTTATCTGTTTCAGATGATATATCAGTTGTTCTTACTCCATTTTGTCTCTGGCTCACTGCGTTTTGCCCCTGGCTCACTGCGTTTTGCCCCTGGCTCACTGTGTTTTGCCCCTGGCTCACTGTGTTTTGCATTCCCTCTTTTTTATTAGTATTTGTTTGAAATCTACTAGGTAAATTTAATTCATTCTTAATTTTATTATCATTTGCCTTATACATATCAACATTTTTATTAAATTGAACCGAATTTTGGTTCATGATATTGGTAATATTCTGATTTTTAGTATATAAATTATCAGTTTGATCTGTAATTTGTTCCCCAACTGATAGCATACTATTTTGCAAATTTGTTAGTGTGTTTTTATCTTCACCTAAATCAATAGTTGTTCCACAATTTGTTTCTGAAGTCATTGGATCTCCTTTTACATAGTTATCATAACGAATACTATCAATATCCATAATATCTCTACTACATGCTTTATTCACAGAAGAACCAATTTGAGGTCTTCTTACACCTAATGTAATACCACTATTAGGATAATATTGTTTTTCACCACTAGGATACATAGCTGAATTTTTCAAGTAACAAGAGTTTCCATTTGGTTGATAAACAAACCCAGCACAGTCACCATTTGCATTACATTCATCAATACAACCTTGAACATTATTACTAGATGGATTAACTTGAGTAATATCATTGCCAGCAGAATCAAAATCATTTAGAAGCTGATATTTATCGGAATAAGACAATAAAGAAGAAGGATATTCTTTTAATTTTGAGTCAGGATCAATGTATGCAACCTTTCCTAATGAACTTTTATTTCCTGATGGTACTATCTTATATACTGCATTTACCCAAGGACCTCCATAACTTATATTATCTTTTGTAGAACAGCCTGATTTTGTTTCTGATGTATATAACGCTAAATTACCATCGCTTTGCATTATTAACTTAATTGTTCCATCATTAGAACCAATCCACTCGTTTGTAGCCAATGTTTCCCCTGTTTTCATATAATTTCTACCATATTTACCCTTAGATGCAACCCAATCAGGATTTGTTCCCTTTTGTTTTCCATTTGTCATTGCACACCAAACAGCATCTTTTTGGTCAGAAGGATCTTTTCCCTTGTATAAACACATATTGCCATCATCTTGTAAAATCAAGAAAAATTGACAATTAGTTTGCATGTAATCTTTACAATCTAATATCATAGTTTGTCCTTCTGCTGGTGTCAAATTTCTTGAGAAAGAACTGCCACCACATTTATAGGCAACATCAAATCCTTTTGCACATCCTTGTGCTGGATCCCCAAAAGTTCCATTTGAAATAGGAATAGAACAACTATCTTTCCAATTACATTTTACATTTCCACCACTAACTTTATCTGTTACATTACCAATTGGTACCTTACAATTTCCACCATAGGTTGCCGAATCAATAATTAAAGTTCCCCAATTATTGCAATCAGCAACTATATCATTTGTATTAAAAATAGCCTTATTATTTATATCATATAATGTTATCTGACCTGTGCCGACAACTTGCATCATATATTGTTGTCCTGTTGCAGTATTAGATGACCATAATGACATCATAGTTGTTTGTTTAGTTGCATCTCCATAATTAATTGTTTTTTGATAATCGTTACTAACAAGACACTGAGCAGTTCCATCAGGTTGCAAATCTTGTAGTCCAAAATATTGATAATTGTTATCAAGTGCATATTTTTTACAATCATCAAATGTTGTATACCCGATGGAAGAAGAATTATAAATCATAGCTCTATCAGCATCTGTAAATGTATCATCTGAATTAATATATAATGTAAGTTCTGCTATTTGAAGACAATCTCGTATTGTTGTTTGATCATTATTACCTACTTTTTCAGTAAGTATAATATATGCCCCATAATAACCAGGACTAGCTACATTATATGTTTTTGCAGCAGTGCTACTAAAACTTTGACCTATCTGATAGTCAAGTTCAAACCATTTTCCTACACCATCTGTATCAATTTTATAACCTAAAATATGCCATGTATTTGGACTTCGTTGTAAAAATAAATTATTGTCAGCACGAGGAGTAATAGAATATTGTGTTATTTTCATGTTTTGAACTGCATCTGTATTTACACCAGGCATATTTATTTGGAGATATTCGCCTTTTACAGTTAATATACCAGAATTAAAAGAAGTGTAAGTTACCTGATTTGTGCCTTTATAAACACCAGTACTTGCTTCATATTTAGTATTATTATCATAAGCAGTGTGCCAAAAAGAACTTGGATTTTGATCAAAAGCAGCCCAAGCCCCATATCCATTATTATTTTGATATACACTAGAAGCACTTGATTGAAATCCATTTACTGAATTACTAGAATTCATAATAGGAATAGCAATAATATTTTTTGGAGCAGCCTTATCATTGTAGCAGCCAACATAAGAAGAAATTGGATTATCAACTAAACGACTAACATAAACATTTTTGCCTTCATTACCACATGATTGACCTGCAACCATTGGCTCTCCTTGCAACAAAGATGATGAAAACTCATTTATACCAACACTATTTGCTCTATTTTTAGGACAACCATTTTTTCCAGCACTTTTAAAATAAGTACTTGTATCATATGGTTTATACAAACCTTGTTCTGTCACATATCCACCAATACCACGATTCATAATAGAAGAAGTATTTTCAGTTAATTTTATATTTTTATTCAAATATGGATTGTTAGGACTAGATCTTTTAATTGATACTAAACTATCGTCATTTAGTTGTTTTTGAGTATCATTATATACAGATTGTAAATCATTATACTGTGTCTTCAAATTTGTTAGTTGTCTTTGTTCTGCCTTATCAACTTTTGCGATTGATGCAGTGCGTTCATTTCTCTTTTGTATCAAATCATCAGTATTATCTGCAGCATTCATTGGCAACTGTGTTTGTATTGATGCCTCTGTTGGCATAGTAAATCCTTCTTTTTTTTTATAAGATCTTTTACTTTTTTCTACAGTCTCTGTAATTTTTTTTATTTTCTTCTGGTAACTTTTGAATTGTTTCCCTTGATTTAAAGATATGTTAATTAAATCACTATCCATTATTAATATAGATTAATACAAAAATTTATTATCTTTGTATTAATTGTTTATTTAAAGATTTATTCTTCAGAACATATAGTTCTAACCATTATTTCTGTTACTAAATAAGGATCCATATTGGCTGCTGGTCGTCTGTCTTCCAAATATCCACATTTATTATTACAAACTTGCAACGGAATTCTTACTGAACAAGAACGATCACATTTTCCCCAAGAAAAAGTTTTAATACTACTAGTTTCATGCTTTCCTGTAAGTCTTCTATCATTATCTATACCATAAACTCTAATATGCTCTACATGTTTTTTAGATAATTTTTCACATGCATCTATAATATGTTCTAGACCATTTTCTTCTCGCATTTGTTTTGTTGAAAAATTGGTATGCCCTCCACTTCCATTCCAGTTTCCAAATAATTTTGGATAAAAAGATATCTCACAATTATATTTTTCTGATATTTTATGAAGAAGAAAACGAGCAACTAACAAATCATCTGATACTGTAAGCATATCACATGTTCCTATTTGAAATTCCCATTGAGACGGCATCACTTCTGCATTTGTTCCACAAATATGAACACCAGCTTTCAAACAAACTAACAAATGTTCATCTGCAATTTCTCTACCGAATTCACGATCGCCGCCAACTGAACAATAATATGGACCTTGTTCGCCAATTCCAGGTTCAAATACATTCAACCATTTATAGGGTCTACCATCTCTGTGTAAAATAGTGTATTCTTGTTCAATACCAAATAAACATTCAAAATTATTATATTTTACTGATGTTTTTGCACATTTATCACGAGTATTTGTTACATGCGGAGACATATCTGAATTTAAACATTCACATAACACAATTTTTGCATTTGGATGATCTATTAAAGGATTATCATATATCCTGACAGGATTAATAATAACATCCGATGAATTAGTATTAAATGCTTGACCTGTAGAAGAACCATCAAAATTCCATATACTGTAATCTGTTATATTTGTAGAATTAGAACCATTGTCTACTTTTATTTTAGACCGTAAATTGCCTTCTAAATCTACCCATACATATTCTAATATTCTTTTTGTGTCTTTTATATAATTCATAATAATCTTATAAGTAAAATGTTTTAAGTCTTTTTTATTTTTAAATTTATATTTATTCGGAAGAAACTCCACCTGACTTTAATTTATATACTAACAAAAGTATTAGTGCTAATCCTAAACTAGCAAATCCAGATGGCTTATTTAGAGTAAAAATAAACATTATAATTGCTATAAGTAATCCAAAAGTTATAATTTTATCAACAATAGAACCTTCTGTTGTGTCTCCTTTCATCTTTTTTAAGGTAATTAATACTAATATGATGCTTAATAAAATCCATAATCTGTAGCTTAAATTTTGTTGTTCTACAATTAATGTTTTATCATCCAAGTCAGATTCAACTGAATTATATTCATTTAGCAATTTTGCCATTTCAACTTTATTATCTGACAAATCATAATAATATTGATCAAATTTTTTCTGTTTTTCTTCATTTTCTTGTCGTTCTTCTTTAAGTTTAGGATTTAAATTTTTTATTTCAGACCTTAATTCCTTAATAATATCCATTAATTTATCATTTAAACGATTAAGAATAATCATAGCACTTTTTAATTTTGGTATTAATGCACTATCATCAGTTTTTCCAACTGATAAAGAACCTTCTCCACCTCTAGTCCAACAATATCGTTTTACTTCATTAAATGTAGCACCGGTGCAATTACTATCTGTTGCACACATAGATACACAATCATCCTTAGTTTCTGCAGATCCTTCTTTTATTCCATAAGTTCCCCACCAAGTTCGTCCAGGTATCTCAGCAAATTCCTTTCCAATTGAATAAGTGGGTTCTGTTTTAGTTGTATATTCTGTAGAGTCGCCATAGCAACCTTTACGATGATCTGCGTCGGTTAATGTAGCCCATAAATAACTATCATTTACAAGCCCATCATATGTTTGATTTTTTTGCCAATCACCACTAGCATTAGGTGCTTGAGTTGTGCAACCTTGATCGGCCCATATTTTATTGTAACATTCTTGAGATACACCTTTTGATTCAAGTTTATATTTTTCACATGGATTAGAAGAAGATGTATTCAAAATATTTATATAATTTTTATAAGCTTCCTGATATAGTTTTAAATAAATATCATATTGTTTTTCAAGCGTGGCAATTCTTAAAGTAGCATTATCAATTTCATCATTATATTTATCATTGTTATATATATTCTTATCCATAATATATATACATAAAGAAAACTATATTTATAACATTTATCCTTTTTTAAAATAAGAATATGCTAAAAATGCAAAAACACAAATACCGCAAATAGTAAATCCTGTTTTTTCATAACTTATTCCACCAATTATTTTATTATTCTCTTCATCATTGTCTTTATTTATCTCTTCATCATTGTCTTTATTATTCTCTTCATCAGTGTTTTTATTATTCTCTTCATCAGTGTTTTTATTATTCTCTTCATCAGTGACATGATTATTTTCTTTGTTATCTAAAAAACTAAATCTTGGAATAGGTTTAGGTTTAAGATTTGTATTAAAATTATAATATTTTGTATATAAATCCATTGTTTTTCTATTTGCTAATTCAACATCAATTTTTAAATTATAAGGAAAAATAGATTTATTATTTTCAATAAAAGAACTAGGAATTTTTCTAACTGTATTGTTAGTTTGATTTTCTATATTTTTATTTTTATTTTTAGATTGTTTCATTGTTTCGCGTAAAATATCAGTCAAATTGTATATCATATAAATACTAGTTAATAATTGTTAATAATAATTATTTATTAATATACTGCATTTATTTTGTTATACTTGGTTTATTCAATAATTTTACAGAAACAGTTGTTAAAATTATGATTCCAAAAAACATTTCCCAATTTTTATAATATTGTATATTATATTCTTCCTTTGCATCATCAATCATAATTGCAGATCCATCTTGTGTTGTTTGGATACGATTAATTAATTTTAATAACTCCTCATTTAAATTTTTTTCACCCTCTAATTTATTAGATGTTATTTGCATTTCCGTATCTAAATCCTTAATATTTTGTTGAATTTTGTTAGTTAGTAAAAATATTTCAGCATTTAATTTCTGCAATTGTCCTTTGCTATTAGTAAAAAAATTCTGAAATTCATTTACTTCTGGATTTTTATGATAATAAACATAATATTTTTTAAAATCATCTAAAGCAGAAAAAAAACTATCCTTTATTGTTTTTATTTTTTCATTAAATTTATTTGCATGTGGGTTCATTATATAATTTATGTATATATAATTTATATAATTTATATTTTATATTGTTAGTTATATTGTTATTTATATTGTTATTAGACTATTAAATACATATTCTATAATAAGGAGCACTAATAGCCGTCTTACTAGGTCTAATTATTTCACATACTTCGCTAGGTCTAATTCCGATAGCTTGTGCAACAGGATCAAATCGTGATATATCTGGAAATTGACCATCATTCATGATATTATATCTTGATCTTATTTTTATTGTTTCTGGAATTGTTAAAATACGATGAGAAGGCACTAAAATATGATTTAGTATGTTGAATTGTAATCGCTTTAAACTTTGAATAATTATGAAAATTTTATCTTGCTCCCAAATGTGTTTTAATGTATTGATCAAGGTCTCATTGACTTCATCTTTTACAACAATCAAAAGTGTATCAGTTTTTTTTAATACCTCTTCTATATTAAATAGATCATCAATCATTTCTTGCAAATTTGAAGGACGCAAAGCTTTTGCTAAATAGTAGCGAATATAAATTTTTCCTTTTGTTTTTGTAGTAGGATCTTCATCCAATTTTTCTAAAATCATGTCTAATTGATTATTTGTTTTCATTGTATTCACTTCATTTACACTGAAACCACTATAATCACCAACATCGTAACCCTGTGATTGCATTTGTTCCAAAAGAATGCTTCTGGATTTATAAACTGCGGATGTTAAACTGCTGATTTGGCTTGTCATTGTCTTATATTATAATATAGACATATTGATTTTATTTCATTTCAATTTTAAATTATATTATTTTAAAATTGATATTAAATTATTTGAAAAAATACATGTATTAATTAAAATGTTACTTTTTTTATATTACTGTCACTGCTATTGTTACCACTATCATCTTTTTTATCATTATTGTCAGATGATTTTTCTTCAGTAGCAGGAGTATTTGCAGGAGCAGGAGCAAGCATTTGTAATGAAGGATTACTGTATAATTCTTCTGATGATGTTTTGTTTTCCGGAATAATTATGCGCAATTTACTAAAATCTTCTGATGAAGATTTTTCATTTGCAGCCATTTTCATTAATTTATCTATTTGTCGTTGATGTGACAGTTTTAATAATTCAATTTGTTCTAATCTAGGTAATCCTGCAAAAATTGCATTTAATTCTCCATCAGATCCATAATTTGGCATTTTAAATGGCGGCTGAGATCTGTTAATTATTAAATTTCTGGTTGCTTCTTCTTGTTGTTCTTCAGGTAAATTTAAAATTTGGCTTTGTTCTTCATTTGTTAGTTTTACCCAAAAATCTTTCAATATGAGATCATTAAAATCTGGAGGTGCATAACCTGGTGAAGCATAAGGAGATGGAGAAGAAGAACTTGGAAATTCGTTTTGTGGAACCCAATTTGTAGGAGGATTTACAGGACTATAAGTGTCACCGCGTTCAGAAGAAGGATACCATGATAATGCCATTAGTTTATCAAATTCAGCTAATTCAGCTTCAGACTGAGTTCCCCATTTATTAGGAATAAATTCAGATTGATCTTCTAAATTAGGCTTCATTTGCTGTTGGATTTTAACTTCTTCAAATATTTGTGGCTCAACATTTTGTAAATTGTTTTTAAGTGCATTATTTTTGTTTGAAATCTTATAATTTTCTGAATTATTAGTATTAATTTTGGCTTGTAATTGTTTCTTATATTCGGCCATTAGTTCAGTAATATTCTTGAAATCTGAAATATCTAATCCTATTAATTTATTTAAGTTGTTAGATTGATATGATAAATTGAGAAGTTGATCAACATTTTCTTCAGTAATAATACGCATTTGAATATTAAGCACTTGAAGTTCTTGTATCATTAATTTTAAAGCATATGGAATTCGTAAGAGACTGAATGAACGACCAAATCTACTAAATACATCCAATATAGGTTCACCTTCTGGAGTTCTATTAAATTTTAATGGTCCATCAGACATAGGACTTAAAAATAGGTTTTTATCTGGATTATATATAGCAATTGTTCCAGTTTTGTTACATACGGCCATATAGTATTGATCTCCGCGAACCATATATGATTCATTTAAGAAATATGAGAGGCCATGACCCATAATGCCATCACGTTCCATTTCACCTATACGCAAACCACCATCATTTGCACGACCTTGATTAGTCTGTCTTGTTAGTGCACTTCTTTTACCGGTTGCACGATAATTTATTTTATCCTTAACCATGTGTTTTAAACGCATGTAATATGTAGGTCCAATAAAAATCTCTGAATAAATTTGTTCTCCAGTGTAACCATTATATAGCATTTGATTTCCGGAACAATGAAAATCCATTTTGGTTAACATTTCACCATATGTTTGATAATTTGCACCTTTTTGTCCATATGCAGTGCAATCTCCATAAGCACCATATAATGCACATGCCTTTCCAAATAAACATTCAACAAGCTGTCCAATAGTCATACGAGATGGCAATGCATGTGGATTAATAATTAAATCAGGTCTAACACCATCTGCAGTAAAAGGCATATCTTCCTCAGGTATAATAAGACCAAGTGTTCCTTTTTGACCACATCGTGATGCCATTTTGTCACCAATTGCAGGCAATCGTTCTTCACGAATTCTAATTTTAGCAATTCGGAAGCCTTCTTCTCCTTCAGAAATAAATGACTTATCAACATATCCTAATTGTCCCTTTTTTGTTGTTACGGAATCATCGGTATATTCTCCTTTTTGATCAGGGGTTGATGAAACATGTCCGATTAATATGACTTTATCGTTAATAGGTGTATTTTCTTTAACAAGACCATATTCATCTAATTGACTATAATCATAATCTTCTTTAAGTCTTGATACATTTTGTTTTTTTTCAATATTTGTAAAAGATGAATTAACGGACATACCAGCTACTTTAGAACTAGTCTCTCTAGCTTCATAACTAGTATAATACATAGTTCTAAAAATACCACGATCAATGGAACCTTTATTAATTAAAATAGCATCTTCAACATTATAACCAGTATAAGACATAATTGCAACAATAGCATTAACCCCATAAGGTTGCTCTTCGTGATTAATATATTCTAAATATCTAGATTTGATTAAAGGTGTTTGACCATAATTTAATATGACTCCCATTTTATCTAGACGCATTTGATAGTTTGAATGATAAACTGAAACAGCTTGTCTGCTTTGACCACATGAAAATACATTACGAGGCAATTGATTATCTTCAGGATAGGTGATAGAATTACCCATTACGCCAAACATTAAGGAAGGATCAATTTCAACATTTGTGAAAAACTTATTGGATTTAATTTGTTCTGGTGACATGGCGATTAGAGCACTTTCTTCTTCTGAAGTATCAATATAATCAATAATACCTTTTTTCTCTTCAAACATATTAAGTAAATCAGGTAGTGTATCAAAACCAGGATATAAAACATTAGTATCATATAAAATATTATTACGAACTGCAAAATATTCATCGCGTTTTGGTTCAAATCCAGAAACAACTTGTTGCCATGTATAATCTCTGCTCTCAATTTTGTCTTTAATTTTTCCTTGATTATATGAAATAGATCCATATACAAAACTACCGTTAGAGTCATCTTTTTTCAAATTTCTGTAAAAAATAGGCCTAGTTAATCGGCCACTATCTGTATATAAATAAACAACATTGCTTTCATAACTAAAAGAAATACTAGTATATATTGGAATAACCCCATTGCGTCTGAATAATTTTAATGTGTTAACAGTCTCAATTGGATTATCAATTACTCCAATCCAATTTCCATTTACGAAGATTTTAGTCATTGATGCTAGATTTTTAGGAAAACATTCTAATAATAATTTTAAAGAAGTGTTGGCTCTTAACCATTTAATTAATGGAAAGGACGAGAACCCATTTGTTATTGATGTGCTAATAGCCATATGTTTATGGAGACCAACATTACCGCCATCTGGAGTGTCAACAGGATCAATAAGTCCCCATTGTGAACTATGTAACAAATGTGGTGCGACTACTTTAGAAGTAGGATCCATTGGCAAACTGATTTTTCTTAAATGTGAAATAAAAGTAAACCATGATAATCTATTTAAATCCTGAACTAATCCGATGCGTTTTGTATTTTCAGTTGCACCCCAATTACCCTTAAATCCTTTTTTAAATCCGTCTTCAATAACACGCGATTTAAAATATTCCTTATAGTTATCTTCAATAAGACTAGGAAAATTGGCTCTATATTTACCAGGTTGATAGTAAAATTCTTTGTCCATTGTTAAAAAAATACTCTTAGCTTGCATCAAATAATACTCACGAAATAATCCATAAATTAAAGTTCCTGATGTTTCAATGCGTTTAAATTTAAAATTATCACGATCTGTTGGTTTTTCGCGTCCCATAAAAACTCTTAAAATTTTGTTAACCATGAAACCAATATAATATGCTTTATTTAAGAAATTATCTTCACCGATATGTGGTAAAAAATAATTCATCAAAATATCAATAACAGAGGTGATAGTATTGCGTTTTGTTAGATGACGCATATATTCAAGAGCATCCATTTGGGAGAAAATTTTATTAGCATCATGAACAGATGGAATAAATAGGTCAATCATATTTGAATTTGCTTCTAAATCAAGCAAACAATATTGAATAATAGATTTGTCGGATATAACACCTAATGCTCTCATTAAAATAAAAAGTGGAACAGGTTTTTTAATATTTGGTATATCAACAACAAGTTGATTATTAGTATATGTTGCATCGGGAGCAATAATTTTAACAGATGAGTAACGAATGGGTTTAGAACTATCTTCAGATACAGAATGAACTTCACAAGAATAACTGTATAGATCATCCTGTTTATTTTTTCTCACATAGAGCATGTTGTCAGCAAATTTTTCTTGACTAAGAATACATTTTTCTTTTCCGTCAATAATAAAATAGCCTCCAAAATCATTACGACATTCTCCTAAATTGAAACGAGCTTCAGTAGACATACCGCGTAAAATACATAAATTAGAATGAAGCATAATTGGAAATTTACCTAGATAAATTTTTTCTAAAGTTTTTGTACTCTTAATCATTTCGCCATTATCATAATAGTCAAATTCAACATCAACATCGTAATGAATTGTAATGCCATATGTCATGCTTCTTAATCGTGCATCATTTGGATACATGTAATGTGGATATGGTTCAGGTATTTCATTAGGACTAATATCATCATATATGATTGGTTTACCGAAATATAATTTATCACCATTTTTACCACCAAGATACATGCGACATTCACTGGGATTTTCTTTATCACCAATTTTGACAGCTTTTTCTGTAGCTCGTTTACCTTTTTTGTCAAGTACAGTTTCTGTTTCACGCTCAACAAAACGAATAGGGTTATTTTCGCGGAAAATTTGAAAAATTCCTTTATTAAAAAAATCATTGTATGAGTCTAAATGATGTGCGACTAAATTATACGGATTATCTTTAAAATATTTATCAATAATGTTCCAGGCAATAGAATCAGGCGAGCTCATTATTATATAATAATATAATGTTTTAATGTTTATAATGTTATTTTGTAATATTATAAAAATATATATATAAAATAATAAAGACATATATGGATTATAATTAAAGTTGCAATAAATGCATACGCTAATTCAATATGGTATAATATTATCTTCATTATGTTTTTGGTTTTATGTAGATACAAAAAATATTTTTAATAAAGATAAAGATAAAAAAATCATCAATTCAGCATTAATACATTCACTAATTAGTGGAATTGGATCAAATATTGGAATAATATGTAATCCTACTATAGTTTATGATTATTATTTAATTTCCAATAATATTTCTGATATGTATATATTGGTTCCGCTTATATCATTTGGGTATAGTTTTTATGATATATATATTGGAATAAAAAGTAGAAAATTTGAAAATATTATGCATGGAATAATATTTGCTAGCGCTGTTTGTTATGCATATTACAAAAATATATTGGGGGTATTTAATATTGTATTAATTACAGAAACATCTTCTATATTTTTAAACTTAAGACCATTTTCTTACAAAATGATTAATATATTATTTGTTATTACTTTTTTTGCATTTAGATTAGTTATATTTCCTATAACAACATATTTATATTTAATACACCCTGATAATATAGGAAAAACTGCAGTATTTTTGGGTATGGCTAGTATTACTACATTAAATATTTATTGGTTTTATTATATTATTAAAAAAATATTAAAGCAAGTATATAAATAAAATAAAATTTATTGTTAGTCAAAAATAAAAATATCAATAGGCATTGCATATATATTATTAATTTGGCACATACAATTAATATATTGAACACAGTATTCTTCAGTTTCAGTTTCAGGATTTTTATCGTCAGATATAATTGATTCAATAGTAGCAATAATACTAATACTAAATCCATCGTGCCAATTTCCCCCTTTAACTTCTTTTAAATCTATTATTTTAAATATTTGGTTCTCTTTTAGTAAGTTTGCAGGTTCATATACTTTTTTAATATGATCGCCTATTTTGAATTTAATTGACATTTTTGTAAATATATTATACTTATAAATTTGTCTTTAATATATTTAATAATTAAATACTTATTTTAAATTCCGTATTTTATTTAATTATTAAAATGATATAAATATATTTTTTATTATTAATTATAAATGTCAATAGAAAATACAATAATCTTATCTGCTGCTGCATTTGGTTCATTTTATTTATGTGCTACTTCTCTCAAAGAAATGCAAACTAATACTCATTGGTTACCATTTTATCACAATTGTCTCGTTTTTGGGGTTTCGTTAGGAACAATTGGATACATTGTGAGTCGTGTAAAATTCTAAATTAAATGCCTTATTTTATTTCCTATTAGACCTGTTCTTTTTAACAAATTTAACCCTATTTTTTGCTGTCTTTTTCGGTGGTCCATAATTATTTGTTACTGCAAATGTTGTCCATGGTTGTTGCGGTCTATCATTTAAATGAGGTCTCAAATAATCCCATTCACGATGATCATCACAGAATTTATTCTTGTCAAATGGAATTCCACATGAATTTCCCCATCTTAAACTAAATGACATCGCTTTTGCCATAGTTGTATCACAAACATTGCCGTCTAATGCACCACGAGGTTGAAATGGTTTTGGTCTACTAGGATCTGACATATATTCTCTCGCATCTAACTCATAATGAGAGCAACAAGTGCGAGAACAAGGATTTTCTTTTTTAAGATATGTATCATAATGATCTGATATTATTTCTTGTGCAGCCTTTATATCTAATTTACCCTTATAATGATCCATTAAATCTGCTAATCTAACACGACGAGCGCCTTGATGGCGGCGCAAATCGTCAAAACCAGTATTTACACACTCCAAATTTCGTATTCTGGGATCATAAGGCGCATTAAATCCTATAAAATATCCATTCTTTGTGCGTTCTACATTGTGATATTTAAGACCCAGTTCAATACGCATAATTTCATTTGTATTTGTATCGCCAAATAGCCAAGAATTTGCATAATCTCCTGAATTTCCTTCTAACAAAATTTTTATATAGTCATCCAATGTATCCCCATATTGCATTGCTTGTCTTATTCTACATGAAATTGGAATATTATTTTCATATGCAATAAATCCACCAATTGTTGTTTCAGTTCCAATAATACCTTTTGAAGTAACAAAAAAATCAGTCCCAGACCAAATCCAACCAGGAAACCCCATCATAATAAAACGATGACCTTTTGTTGGATTTAAATCAACAACCACTCTTGCAAATTGTCCATCTACAAAGTTTGAAAAATTATTATGTGCTACAACAATTTTACCATCAGCCGTCCAAGATCCATTAGCAATAAATGCACTACATCTATCACTTGATCCTCCCTCTTTAGAACTAACATTTGACTTAACTGTTCCTTTAATAGCAATAGTTTCTTCTTCAGACATATTGGCCCACCAACTTTCAGTTAAAGTAAAATAATTATTCCATGCAACTACTTCATCAACAGACCAAGAACAGCCTTCAGCAAATCCTACCATTTCTTCATAAAACTCAGGAAACAAATCTATGATTTTTTGCTTGTAATGTTTGTTAGATGCTTCAATAAAAAGTTCCCATTTAACACCATAATCATTATAAATAACAAAATCTAACATATCTTTAACTTTTTTCATTTCTTTATGAATAAGTTTTCCATATGCATAGCCGCGTTCCTTTGGATTACCCTTAATAGAAACATATAACCATCCATTTTCCTCATAAGATATGCCATTTTTGACCTTTGTTATATTTTTATTAGACATTGCTATAATATAATATATTATTTTATATTTGTGTTTTTATTTTTCTTCTAATTTTAGATCTATTATAGATCTATTATAGAATACTCTAGATCTCCTGCAGTTTTGGTAACTACATTATATCTCATTGATCTCAGTGTTTGCAGATACTTCATCTGAATTTTCATCTTCAATATGTTTTGGAATAGGAATGTTAAAAGCTTTAGAGACAAGATGCAAGAAACTAACAAAAAATCCAATTAAAATAATAAAAAAGGCAATAATATCACTTTTATGCACTTTTTTTTTCAAATAATATTTATTTATAATTAAGATTAAACAAAATTGTATAATAATTAATAAGAAAGTATCTTGAGTAGGCGTGACTAAATCATATTTATGTCCAATCATTACAGTAAATGTCATAAAAATCCAAGCTAGCCATGCAAATGGAATCGCCATTTTATATGCTTCCCACATGGATAATGATTTATAGGGAAGTGTAACATATTGACCCCACATGGATAAACTTTGTGCAACAATAAATAAAAATAAAAATAAAGCATAATAAGGCAATTTAGAATAATCCATTATATTATATAATATGTATATATTTTTGAAAATTTTATAGAAAAAGTATGTGTATATAATATAACAAAATGAATTTTATATTATTAGTTTTATTTTGGTTATTTCTAAATATAATGATTGCATTAACAATGAATCTAGCTCTATTTACACAAATTACTCCAGAAATGGCTGATGCTAGTGTTATGATGAAAATTTTATCTTCTGAATTTTGGGCATCAATTGAATGGATATTTGTGATTCCTGCACAACGTACTGGAATTTTATTTTTAAGTCCTCCTCAACTTGCTCTTTCATCTTATGTATTTAATTTTCTTGGTCAGTTATGGTCTAATAAATTTTGGTTAAAATTGCCAACCACCATAGATGATTATGTAGGCATGGTTTTGATTTTATTTGGTATGTATGCTGCTAAATTTAAAATATTTAATTAATTTTACAGGTTAGTGGGTATTTGCGATAATCCATAAAATCTAGTATTATCTGTATTTAACGGTAAATCTAAAGGAGCTACAAAAATATCACCAATTCCTTCGCCTCTATTTTTTTGAGATGAACTAGTAAAATTTTCGTAAATGATTGAACTAAAATAAAATCCAGATATAATTGTTACAACTAACAAAATAAATAAAAATATTATTGATCTGATTTTTGACATTTTATATATAATAATATTTATATATAAAATTTAAAGTTTAATGTTTAATATTGCATACCTTTATTCATATTTTTTTGTTTTTTTTGTTTATTTTTTTCATCATTTTGATATACCATAACTATACCTAAAATTACAAAAAGAAGAATAAATGGGAATAATACGAGCAACCAAGCAATAGTTTGTTGTCCATCTTTACACATCAAATTCAATATCCAAGTCCAAAATAAAATATATACTAATTTAAGTATAAAAATAGCAATTGTGCTTGGAACGCGGCATGAAAAATTACCTAAGGCATACATTTGAGTATTTCCTAGATTTTGAATTGCTGAAAAAACAAGACCAATTGTTGAAATAATAAAATATATATACGAAGGGGTACAAAGCTGATTTAAATTTTTTGGAAAAGCCATATTATGTATTATAAACAGAAAAAAATCTACTTTTAAGAAACTAAATCTTCAATTATGGAAGGGAAATAATGTGTTTAAATAATTATTCTATTAGCTGATATAGAACTAGATAATTGATCCTTATAAGGGAGTGGATTTGTAGGACTACTATATCCATTCAATGTATTATACGCACTTTTCAAATTAAATGAAAAGTCTCTTCCTAAATTAACTAAATCTTGAGGTATTAATCCACCGCCTTTTTTATTCATGCTTTTATTCATTTTTTTAGACCCACCTAATTTCATCATAGTTTGAGGATCCCCTGCATTATATAAATTGTTTGCGAGATAGTTGCGATTATTGCTTATACCATCAACGCCAGGCCATCCTTTAATAAATGGTGACCAATTTTGACCTATAAATGGACCTGGCATAGGAGATGGTGATTTATAAAACGATCCACCTTGCATTAGTGGAGCATTAGAACAGGAGCCACAAGATCCACCTTTCATTTGGCAAGCACCGCAAGTACCACCAGTTTGTGCAGTGCCTAAAATAGGTGCACCATTCATAACATTTGCATATTCTCCTCCTCTTTGTTGCATTTGTTTCCAAGAAAAAGGGGCTAGAGGACAACCGTATGCCCCACATCCATAGCCTCCCTTCTGTTTTCTAGATCTACATTTTGTTTGGCCTTTAGAACAACCTTTCATATTGTAAATCTTTTGTTTTTTTCCTCTAGATTTTTTACCTCTACCTCTTCTTACAGTTCTCTTTGGCATATTATACATTATATTAAGAGTAAAAAATAATTTACCATTAAATTTTATTGTTTTATTGTTTTATTGTTTTATTGTTTTATATTTAATTATATATTAGTAACTAACAAAATACAGTTTTATTCAATATCTACATGGGTTAACATGTGTCTTCTGCAGCACATTTTTTTTAAATTCAGTTCATCCATGACTTCTCCTTCAGGAGTTTTTTGGCTATATTCTTCGGTTAAATAGATGACTTTTTCTACATGTAAATCTCTGGCCATTTTTCGTTTTCTAACTTCTTCGCAATAATATGCATATTTATTAGCTAAAACAGTACCACAAGTAAAGCATTTAATAGGAATGATCATTGTTGATTGTATATATTAATGTGAATATATTTCTATATATATTTAATATTAATTTCAATTTTTTATTTAAAATTTTCTATAATTTACAAGCAACACTTATTTTAATACCAATAAATGCTACAAGTAAATATCGTTTTCCTTTAGTTATTTGGATACCTGCATGTTTCATTTTTCCTGAATGAACTAACATATCACCTTGTTCCAGAAAAACTGTAGTTCCATCATTAAAATATGTTCCTCCCCCTTCAAACTCGCAAGCATCATTTAATAATACATTTACTGTTAAAAAACTTCCATCATGATGTAAATCAAGACTATTTTGGGCATTTTCACTATATTTAACTATAAATAGATCTATAATATTAAATTCAGTATTTTTTGACAAACAATAAGAAGTCTGAATTTTATGAAAAATAGTTTGAAATGAGTATAATACATATCTAAATATAGGAAGTATTTTTTCAACAGGTATATCTGTTGTGGCATAATTTTCATGTCTAGAAGTACTCCAGCCTCCATTATTTTTAGCATATTCTTCACTTTCAAAAATGATCCATTCACATACATTTTTTCCATATATTTTATTATAAATATATCTTTGAATAAAACGATTATATAAAAATTTATGTTCTATTTGTTTTTCAGTTTCACATTCAGTCATTATAATTGTTTCCATATCTGAAACATCTATTAATAATTTATTACATTTTGTAGAGTCATCTTTTAATATCTTATTTTTATCATCATTATTTTTAATTAAAAAATTATGGGTATTTTTTGAAATTAATTCTTTAAAAGATGTAATTAATTCATCAGGCCATAAAATATTTTCTTTGTTGTAAAATAAATTTTCGTAAAAATCATAAGTAAAAATATCCTTGTTTTTTATTTCGTAAAAATCAGTATTTATATTTATTTCAATAATAAAGTCAGATTTGTCAAAGTTATATAAAATATCAGTAGAATCTGGAATAAAATATTGGATGTTTAATGGTTTATGTTTCCATAAATTGATAGCCAACATGATTCTTTCTGTTTCATAAATAGTATTGTTGGATTTTATGTCATTATTAATAATGTTAAATATATTTCCTGCACCATGCATATAAGAACCATCAAATGTAATATGTTTGTTTTTTTCTGGAAAAATAATTTGTAGCATTTCTTTATTTTCAAAATTTTTAAATTTATAATCATCATAACTAACATCTGTTATTACTGTAGGATATAAACAATTACTTCCATATGTAACACATGATAAAATAGGATGCACAATTTTGTTATTATATTTTTTTAATTCTTCATCACAATCAACATGAAAATTATTAACTCCGTATATTTTATCAATACTTTGTTCAATTTTAGATTTAAACCAAAATTCAATAAATATTTCATCATTTAGATCAATATTTAATCTTTTTAGATGAAAAATAGCAATATCATATACATATTTTTCAAGTAAAGTAAATTGTTCTTTTTTAAAATTTAATAAATATAAATGTTTTGGTTTTATTTTTATCAAATCAACAATATTTTCATTTATTTTATCATTATTAAACAAATTAATATTCCATAAATTAGCCTTCATTGAATTTAATAAATATGTGTATACTATAATATTTATATTGTTTATTATAAATATTATAAACAATATAAATTATAAAAAATTACTATATACTAATATATAACCATCCTGTAATTATATATTTATCATTTGATATAGGCATTTTTCCTGCATGTGGAAATGTCCAAGATGCAGGAAATAACAATAATTTTCCTATTTCAGGTTTTATTTTAAAATCTTCACCAAAAGCTGTTTCTCCACCTTCTTCCACTGTATTTAAATACCATAAAAATGTAAGAACTCTATATTTATTTTCAGTAAGGTCAATTCTAAAATCATGATGATAAACATATTTTCCTACATTTTTAGTATATTTTTGAATCATAAATATTTTTGATAATAATTTTGTATTTTCAAAAAAAACATATGTTTTGGTACTTAACTGATTTGTATTTTGAAATTCTTTACTATTATTAAGATTTAAAAAATATTTTTTTAAATTAATGGTTAATTCATTATTCAATAATTTGTAATATTTATACCATTTTTCTTCATTTATAGGTATATTAAAATCTACAGTATCCTTTATATTTTTATCCAATCCTGCTTGAATTAATCCTTCGTATTTAGTAGTTGAATTTTCATTTTCATATAATTCTATAATATCAATACAAACTTCAGGAGATAAGGAATTTCTATTTAAATAAATATATTTGTTATTTTTAATCATAGGTTTAATTAATATAAATATTTTTAAGTAATAACTTATTATAAAATATTATTATTTATTATATTATGACATCAAGTAATTATAAATATGGCGATCAAGATTTATTTTATGTAATAAATAGTACAGGTACATTTACTAGTAGTACTCCTTATATAAATTTTCCAAATAGCTTTCCGCCTGGTTATGCGAATGGATCAGGAATAGATCTTCCATTACCGTTTAATTATAAAGTCAGTGGTGTTGATTTATCAAATACAACTCAGGCTCATCAACAAATTACTTTTAATCCTGGCACATATAATGCAATTTCTTATAGTATATTAAATAGTAGTCCTACTAGATATTATAAACATATATCTGGTTATGTTTATAGTGGTTCTGGTGGTGGTGGTGGTGGTGGTGGTGCAGGAACTGATAATTTGGCAGGTGGAAACCATTCAAAGGGTGGTACGGGTGGTAATGGTGGTGCAGGTGGGTATGCTGCTGTAGTTCAATATCCAATTGCAGGTCAAGTAATTAACTTAATTGTTGGAGCTGGTGGAACAGGTGGTGGTGGCGGAGCAAAAAGTTCAAATGGATCAGGACAAGGTGGAGGAGCAGGAACTCCGGGAGGATTATCTTCATTAAAAATAGGTAATACAACAGTATTACAAGGTGCTGCTGGAGCATATGGTAATAGAGGAAATGGAGGTTCAGGAAATGGTTCAAAGGGTTCAGATGGAACTACAAATGCAAATACAGTAAATTCAATTGCAAATGGAGGAAAAAATAGAACTACAGATCCAAATGTCCCAGCTGCACCATATTGGCCTCCAAATGGTGCAGTAGCAGGAACAGGCGGAGCTGGTGCAAATTGGCCAAATAGTGCAAACCCTGGTAATGCAGGAAACAATGGTTATGCTTCATTGCGGTTTTTATATGATGCAAATTAAAGACTGCATATATATTTAAAAATGAATTAAAAACATATTATTATTATTATTAAAAAGATTAATAATATGTTTCAACAACTATGCAAACTAACAAATCAAAAGGAAGTCTTTAATAATGATCGTTTAGGCTG